AAAGCATGTTAAAGGATACGATGAATTTCTAAAAATACAAAAAGAAAAAAATGTACCACCTGTAGAAATTACAAAATTTGTTGCAGCCGAATTCAAAAAGCCACGCGTTGGCATGTTAGATGAATTCGAAATGGTGGCGGCGTTAAAGTGGATAAAAAGCTACGGTCAAGACAATGTGAAAAAAGGTTTTACATTGTACGATAATGCAGACCAAGAACTTGAACACGAAGATGCCGGAGACCGCGTTTAATGAAATGGGTTACAAAGGGTATTAACTTAATTAAGTCTATAGGCTGGAACGTATTAATTCCGGCCCCTATAGATGAAATGTTGAGTAAGTTAGATCCGAACATTGAATATATCGTTGAAATCAAAAAGAAGGTAAAACGCCGTTCGCTAAATGCCAACGCTTATGCGTGGGTATTGTGCGATAAGATAGCCCGTGAATTATCAAAACATGCCTACATCTCAAAAAATGACGTCTACAAGCGAGTTTTGATTGAATGTGGTAGGTTTACCTATCTACCAATTCAAAACGATGCCACAGAGCGTTTTATTGAGATTTGGGAAGGGCATGGGTTAGGGTGGCACGCTGAAAATGCGGGGCCTGCTAAAACAGAAGGTTATACAATCATTCGTGCATATCACGGCTCATCAGTATATAACCAACAAGAAATGGCAAGGTTAATTGATGCACTTGTTGATGAGTGCAGTCAACTAGGTATTCCTTTAGAAAATGATGAGTACATCAATTCATTAGTACAGGAATGGGGCGAACATGAACAAAAGGAAAAAGCTGGATAACGTATTATACGCTCGTACTAGAAAATGGGCGTACGAGCGAGATAACGGCCAATGCGTACTATGCGGCGCGCCTGCATCGGAAGTACACCACATTGTATTTAGATCGCAAATGGGGTTATCAAATTTGAACAATCTAGCATGCTTATGCCGTGATTGCCACAATAAGGCACACGGCGTAGATGCTAAAGAAATACGGGAGATATTACAAGAAAGGAACGCAAAAATCAAATGGCAGAACGGCGAATGATGTCAAAATCTATTATCAAATCTGATACATTCCTAGACATGCCAGCAACTACACAGAATTTATACTTCCATATGCTACTTGATGCGGACGATGATGGCTTCATCAACGCGCCAAAGTCAATTATGCGAATGATTGGCGCAAAAGAAGATGACATGAAAGTGTTAGTTGCAAAACAATTTGTAATACCGTTCGAAAGTGGTGTTGTAGTAATAAAAGATTGGAAAATACATAACTACATTCAGAACGATAGATACAAGCCAAGTACCTTGCCGGAACGTAATTTACTTAATATCCAAAAGGATAAAACATACACGTTAAAAGGTGATGTATCCAAAATGGATACAGAATGTATACAAACTGTATCCATAGGTAAGGATAGGTTAGGTAAGGATAGGTTAGGTAAGGATAGGTTAGGTAAGGATAGGTTAGAAATATATTGTCATGTTTCACATGACGATGAAGCACAAAAACCACACGTTGAAATTATCGAGTATCTAAATCTCAAGACTGGTTCTAAATTTAAACCTTCAACGAAACCATATGTACAAGCAATACAGGCAAGACTAAAAGAAGGGTATTCGGTTGATGATTTTAAAACAGTGATCAATAAGAAATGCGCAGAATGGATAGGGACAAAAATGGAAAAGTATCTGACGCCTAAAACATTATTTGCACCAAGTCATTTTGACCAATATTTGAACGCTAACGTAAAGCCGGAAATGAATGATACTGAACGGCGTGTTGTTGAAATTAATGCGTTGATTGATGCAGCTGAAAGGGGAATATATGAAAGCGGAAATATTGAGGGCGATTGCACCGCTAGGGGCGATATATCCAAGTTTTGATAACACGAAACTTCAAATATATGCATCACTATTGGAAGATATCCACCCGGTAACGTTAGAGGAAGCGGTAAAGCTGGTAATCAAAACTCATGAATTCGCGCCTAGTATTGCAACAATACGGAATAAGGCACGAGATATATCGCGGTATGTGAATTGCAAAGACGATATGATGCCAGCACAAAGCGCATGGGCAATCGTGAGAAAGCGAGCCAGTAGCCCTGGATATGAAAGAGGGCTTGAAGGACTTGACGGCGTGATGCTAGAAGCGGCCAAAACTGTATGGGAATGCTTCAACCCGCACAATAAAGACTTTAACGAAAGCGCAGCTATGAGCCAATTTGTCAAAGCCTATGAACGAATAGAAGCGCGGGAGCAGAAACGCCAAGAGGTGGCGGAAGCAGTGCAACGGAAAGGCGTATTGCTAGAAGCTAGAAAACGGGCTGAAATTAATAGTAAAAAGCCGGTAAAGATGCTTGATAATGGGCATTTAGTAGAAACGGATAGTTTAACGGATACCATAAAACAGGCGAATATACCGGAAGAAGGGAAACAAAAGATACTGGGGTTGATGAAATGACTAGGGGAATTAAACGAAAAACAAAATATAAAGTGTATCCCATGTTAATTGCATGCAGATGTGATGCGGGGCTAACACAAGAGGAATTGGGCAATTCAATTGCTGTAGGTTCAGAAACGTACAAACGCCATGAAAGAGGTGAAACGCCATTTACAATTTACGAAATGTTCGAAATTCAAAAGATACTCAATGAGCGATTAGGCAAGCATTATACGCTTGATGAATTATTCACAATGGAAAGGTTATAATCATGAATTCTGTACAAATTTTAGGCAATCTTGCACGCGACCCGGAAGTGCGTTATACAAAAACAGGCAAAGCAGTTGCATCTTTTACAATTGCGGCTACAAATACATATACTGACAGTGAAGGCGTAGCGAAAGAACAAACCGCATTTATCAATTGTGTAGCATGGGGAAAAGTTGGGGAGCAAGTCGGAAATTACAAAAAAGGCAATAGGCTATTTATTGAAGGCCGAATTCAAACACGAAGTTATGAAACGCAAGATAATCAAAAAAGGTATGTTACGGAAGTTGTAGCTGGTTTCGTTGGCGTATCACTACTAAATGAAAGTAGTGAGCCAAGTAACTTTGATAATTTCGATGCAACTGATCCGAATGAAAATATTCCGTTCTAAGAGGTGAAAAATGAAAGAAGAAACATATCAAGATAGATTTGTAAAAGAATACATTGAATTGAAATGCAGATATAAGAAATTAAACAAAATGTTAGTTAAATATGATGCAATGACTTTGGAATTTACACCAACTTGCCCTATTGAAATACTAAAAGCACAAGCCAAATTGATGCGAAAGTACTTGTATATTTTGGAAGTTAGGGCAGAAATTGAAAAAGTTAAATTCCCAGTAATGCTTGATTGAAAGGAAGCAACCATGATAATCAAAAATGAAAAAGAATATTGCTGGTGCGTTGATGAGGTGGCAGGAGAGCCACAAAAAAGCATTAAAGATGCCATTGCAGATTATGTAGACAATGAATATAACTATGGTGATTTTGATGCTTTAAGTCGAGAAGAATTACTGCAAACAACAATAGAAATAGGCCATCCATATCGATATGTACCAGAGTTAGATGGTGAACGAGCGATTTGGAATGTACTTGATTATGATCTAGATGATGAAATTGAAGAATGGTCGGATAATTACATGAAAGATGTTAAAAACGAACACACGGACGAATTAGGTAATGAACTATCAAGGGTATTCCAAGAATGGGAGAAACGGCACGGATACGAAAATCGTGCATATGTAGTTATGGAAACTAAGCCATATCGTATTGGTGATTACATTGATAAATAAGTAAAAAGGGAGTAAGGAATGTACAAATTACAAGAAAAAGCAATTGCGATAGCTAAAAATATATTGGTTAGTGAATTTCATTATGCACCATCACATGTTGCAGAAAGAAAAATGTATGTTGTATGGTTCTGCAAAACTTTACAAAATTGGAAGGCCCTAGTAAGTGGTGAAGAAGTTAGCCAGTATATTGAAATAACTTATAACGGTGATAAGCAAGAAGCATACATCGATATATATGACAAAGCATATAATGCGTGTGTTAAAGAAGCTGATTTTGCGCCCATTCCTTATTTGTGGAAGGAATAAGCGGTATGAATGATAAAGATCACATTTAAAGGTAGACCTATAACCAAGAAAAACCACGGGCAGTTAGTGAAACGAAACGGAAAAATGTGCATGATACCTTCAAAAGCATACCGGGAATATGAAGAAAGCTGCTTATGGCAGATAGCAGGAAAGAAAATATATGTTCCAGGTGTGGTAGTGGTTGAATGTGTGTATTACATGCCCGATAAGAAATCGTTTCCCGATTTAATTGGGTTATTGCAAGCGACAAGCGACATTTTAACAAAAGCCCGTGTGATTGATGATGATAAGTGGATATGCTCATATGGTTCCAGCCGTATAGCTGGCTACGATAAAGCGAACCCTAGGGCAGAAATCACTATAACAAATGGGTATAGTGAAGCATTGAACGCATTAAAGAAATAGGAGAAGAAACAAATGGCAAATACATCGACGGTAGGAATACCGTTTAATTGTAAGAACTGGCTAGCATTAGCAGCTACTGTATATGGGAATGTAAGCGCAGATGAAGCATTAAGTTATTGCGGGTTGAAAACTAGACGCGACCAAACTGCATGGCGCGAGAAACATAAACACGAAGTACGCAAGATGTACGGCGAAGGTATGACGTTATCAAAGATTGCAGATATATTGTGTACAAGTCGGCACAATGTAAAAAAAGTGCTGGTTGATGCAGGCTTATATATTTAACAGTAGCGGCAACTACTTATTTGAATTTAGAAAATAACGAGGTAAATCATGAGAAAACATCTTTTAACAGTGGCAGTATTAACAATGGTTAGTGGTTTGGCGTGTGCTAACGGAATTGTAACGGGACCGGTAGAACCGAACATGCAAGCGCCAACGGTTAGTGGGTATAATTCCGCAGCATTAGGCGTGAATACGAATGTTACCGGTACAAATTCTATTGTGTTGGGCCGTGATAATACAGTAACGGGCAACGATACAACTATTATTGGCGGTGGCAATGGGGTAGTTGGTGCGGATCAATCTAGCATTATCGGATACAATAACTACATGGGCGCTCATAAGGAACAAACGGTTGTAGGCGCTAATAACACAACCGACAACCAGGGCGCGGTAATTGTTGGTACTCATTCA